CCTGTTTTTTGGAAGGTCGTGATTACCTATGATAATGAGAGTTGGGTGGACGGCCAAACATTTCTTGAGGGTTTGTACCATAATGTTGTTAGCCTCGTTTGACACTTGCTCTTGTGTCTCAAAAAGGTCTCCAGCAATTAATATAAGCCCCTCTTCAAACTGCAAAGAAGCCTCCGAAACGCCGTCCAAAAAAGCATCAATACTTTTTTGGAACTCATCATGTCTGTCATAATTCCTCAAGTGAAGGTCTGCAATGTGAAATATTTTTTTAATCATAAGCTTATTGAAGAAAATTTTTGGCTAATAGTTTTAACAAAATTGGTGTAATATTCTTTGTTTGCTTTTTTATCATTCATGTCTATCTTTCCAGACACTTTTCTCTTTTCAATATCTTCATACATTAACTTGGTTATAACATTATGGTGCCTTTCAGGTATGCCATCTAAAATACCTGACATCCTATACATTTCCTTACGGGTTGATTGAAAGTGCTTGAAATGTTTTAATACTTGTTCTGCTCTATCAAGCATAATAGGAAGTTCAATCAATTCAAATTCTTTTTTTGCTCTGTCAAAATAGGTAATCCTTGCTCCGTTAAACTTCCTGCCAAACTCTACTTCCTGAATATGGCCGTAGATATTTAATTGTAAGGCATACGTAGAAAAGCTTGTCTCTGGCATATCATCGCAAGGAGACTTTAAAAATTTACCATATTCATTCACAAAAGTAAATGATTTGTTAGTCTTGTGGTCTTCGATTTCAAAATTAACTTCGTCAAAAATAACTTCGACATCTGTTGTTCCACAGATTTCATAGGTTGGTGAAAAGTTCACTTTTTCGGGAACAATAACCTCACCTTTATAAGGTCTAACTGCTTTAAACTTATTGACTATCCAATCCATAAATTCAATAGCATTAAGGTCGAGTTCATAAACAGAAAAGAATTGTTTGTTGTAACCTTCATTAACAACTGACATGATTTCCTGAAGGGCATCATATTTTTCCTGAATGCTTTTTATTTTTTTCAATCGGTCAATCGGAAAGCCCTGAATATCAAGAAAATGAAGTTCCAAGGATTCGTGAATCATGTGACCATAGTGGCGTGAAAGCATATTAGTGCTATCCCAAATATTCAATATCTGTGACTTATTCATCACAGTATTATCTTTATTCAAATAGAACCCTTTTAATTGGATATTTGGATTATCTCTTTTAAGGCCGTCCAACTCCAGTGCAAGTTCTTCTATTGTTTGGTATTTAGTAAGCGCTTTATAAATCTTTTTGTCTTCGTAAACTTCGTACTTGCGAAGTTTATTATACATGATATAATCAAAAAGAAGCGGTTGAAGAAGATTTTCTGGGCCGTTTTTTTTCCTATACCATTTTATGAAGTTTTCATATTGACGGATAATGGCTTCTATAACATTATCTTTTTCAAAGTCGCTCTTTAAAAGAGAAAGGGCTGTTGTAACTGAATTGTACAACATACCCGTTTTCTTATGAACATATACGTGGTTATGTTCTTCGAGATATACTTCTGCTTCTGAAAATTTATTAAATAAATCTGTTTTGTTCATTTTGTAAAAGTTGAGCCACAAAGGTACAATCAACTTTCCACAAAACCAAACTTTTACAAGGCAACATTTAAAAATTTTTCGATTTCAAAAGTATTCTTCAAATAATTATATTTTTCTTTATCCTTTTCCTCTTTTATCCCTGTAAGTGTTTTGCAGAAATTTTCATAGGTTATGTTTCTATTTATGAACTCTATTGTTTGTTCTATGTCTTTTGGGTTGGACGGCCAAATCGAATTTCTTTGTTTTTCCCCCAAAACAACCACTATAGAATCTGCCCTGTCAAAATTCTTTTTATCTACTGCCATGTTATTGTTCAAGAGCCAAACAATGGCAGGGTATCGCTGCGCTACCAACGAAAGGACTATCATCTTCTTGTAATCTGAAATAATTTTACGTTCAAGCCTTCCGTTAAAAACCCCGAATAAGGATTTACTTTTTCCTCCGACAAGTTCTGGTAAGCCAAACCTCCTTGCTTCATCTACCGTTATATAAGATATTTTTTCCTTATAAAACTGTCTTAAAGTTGCATAAACTATGCCACCAAAATAATTTAACATAGCTGCTGTATCGGTTTGCTGTGAACTGATAAGTGGGGTTTCCAAAATAATTTCTACAATATTTTCTGGTGGATAATTCTCAACCAGAAAATTAACCACCAGATTACACTTATAAAGTAGAAGGTCTTGTTTGGATATATTTTCATCCTTAACTATGGGTGAAACGTGGTTTAATTCTACCAGTTTACCATCTACCCTAAAGAGGCAAATCCCTACAGTTGAAGTAGAAACATCAAGACCTAAAATAAATTTTTCATTTTCCATGTTGGAAAATATAGGATTTTTTTTCTTATCTTAAAAATCCATTTGTATTTCTATTAACGATTCAGTGTTTTCTGCAATATCTATTTGCTCAAACAGTGAACTGAAAAGGACAAGATTATACTTGTCATCGTAAATACCAATCTCACAAAGTTTAAGATTCTGATTCTTGTTCCATGTAGGGTTGGTACTATTTACAAACACATCTGAATCCAAAGTAAGTTCAAAGATTGTTTTATAGAGACATGCACCGATTTCAACGTCTATATTACCAAAAAGAAATTGCTCACAACCAAAGCCCATCACATCTGGGCAAAACTCGTCAGGTACATTCAAAATAGAAATATTAAAGTCTTGTGAAAGACTTAATTTAAAATCATTTATAATGAATCCTGTTTGTGCGCTATTTTGGACTTCCAGTTTAAGTGGGTTGATAGTATTTCCAACAAGGTCTGTTATAAAGTTATTCGTATAATCAATAGTTTTCCAAGCGTTTGAAACGGGTCGCTGACCATTATCAACGATTTGATAAACTATTTTAAAACGGTGGAAACTGAAACCAAATCCATCATAACTGGCAGATTCTTTTTGCCTCATATAAGGAAGGAGGTTCACATCTTCCAAACTAAACTCTACGTCTTTTCCATAAGACGTGTTGTTTACGAATTTTATATATTGTTGTTGTGGTAAGATATGTAAGATTCCGTTGTCTGCTTCAAACGTATAAGTTAGAAATAAAGTCTTTCCTTTTGGTAATATTGCGTTGGATGGGTTGGACGGCGAAATCATTTTTCCAGCCAATTTTGGAAGACTGAAATTTCTATTAGATTTTAACATCATCGCCGCAAGCAGTTCAGGATGATGAACCGTTGCAATATGCAAGTCTGCATAGACCCTGCCAACAACCATAGCCGTAGTTGAAGATGAAATAAGTGTCGGGTCTTCGATCATGTCATAGTAAGCAATGTTCGTATTTGGAACATACTTCCTTTCGGTATCTACTACAAAGGTCATCCCCAATTCGTTTCCCGTTGCGGTGCCTCCAACAAAGAACCTTCTATGCCACATTAATGTTTCAAGATGTAATTTAAAATCATTATTATTGGCAATGTAGAAATGTTCACCGTAGAGATTGCTTTTGTTTGTATTAGTGTAATGAATAATACCTATAGCCTTTACATAGGTATCATCAACCGCTAATAACTTGTCATCACAATTTGCTGAAGCGGTGGTGTAACAACAATCCAGATTATAACCAAGATACTCTTTTTGGCCTATAAAATCGTAGGAACAATAGTCTGTAAATTGTTGCTGGTTATCTTGAGTACCAATAACATTTTCACCCCAAACAACATTAAAATTCCATATATAGGTGTCTTCCTCTAAACACTCTATTTGGAAATTTAAATCTTCGTAATCCCAAAGAACATTTGCATTACTCGACTTATAATCCGCAAGGTCTTTACTGAAAATATAATAATTGATAGAAATATCTTGAAAATTTAGAAATGGCATATTTCTATCCAACTCTAAAATCTTTGATGTCGGGTTTTTAGTTATTTTAAAGAAAAGGTATGGTACTGGAATTTCCGTTTCAGAACCAGAAAGATAACCCGTAACAGGGTTATTAATTTTAAAAAGGATGAAATCTCCATCGTTAAAATCGGTATTTGGGAGTGTTATATTTTTTGTTCCGTTTATTTGTTGTGAAAGAACCGTACCAGAACTGGTAATATATTTACCATCCAATTTTAGTGCGTAGTCATTATTCTCATCAAAAAAACCTCTTTCTTTAGCTCTGTTATGAACACAACACTCTAACACCTTAATACCAGAAAGTTCGTGAAACGGCAAGCAATCTGCTTTAGTGATATATGTTTTTATATTAGGGTTTTTATCTTTTGGTTTCAATATATTTTGAGAACCAGAAAGATTATGGTAATCTATTTGGCTATCACCAAAAGCAAAATATTTAAAATTCAAAGCGCCTTCAGCAATTTTTTGCCGTCCAATAGCAGTAATCTTTGAATTTATAAGTGGTACATTTATTTTATTTAAAAAGCTCATGGGCAATCAATGTATGTTTGGTTTGGATAATTATATTCCAATATTTTTTCTTTTGTTGTTTTATTAACCTGTAAAAGCCGTCCACCCCCATAATTTGTTTCAGAGATGTTCGTTGGATTTGCATAGCTTTCCTCAAGACAATCATCGTAATCAACTCTCAAGCGGGTATCTATCGCAGATTCAAATGTAGGATTTTGTTCACAACTATCAACAGCTTTCAATATACAAGAAATTGTTACTTCGTCTGGGTTGCTACCATAAGTTGTAAGATATTTTCTGTAAGCAAATTTCTGTTGGTGAAATATGAAATTTGAATAATAAACATTATGTTCAGTCCAAATAACAGTTTCAGGTATAACTTGTTTGACAAGACTATACCATTCCTTATCAATCTTCTCAAGAACTTTGAACATGAAATCATAATCCAATTCCTTGCTCTTGGCGGAGCAAAATTTGAAACTATTCATGTATTGCTCATATAGGTGGCAATAATAATAGTGGTATTCATTTGTAAAGAGCGACCTCACTGGAAGAAAATTCTTATCCAATTTATCCAAAGTCATCCCTTTAAAAATTTTATGATAAAGATGTTCATAAGTATTCAAGAACTTTACCACATCTTTTTTAACATAATTGGGGACATCTACCCGAAGAGTGATTTCTTTAGTATTAAGAATATCTTTATTCGTATCGAGGTCGTAGGTCGCCTTAACATTATCTTCTTCCAAGGAAAGGTCAAACCCGAAGTTATAAGGAATTACAATACAATCAGTATTGTCTTGAGAGCAGATTTTGTAAAGTTTTACATTATCCATCAGAACCTTTGTCCCCTTGAAAGAAAAATTTTCAAGGTACATCCCGACTTGTACATCCTTATTGAGATATTCGTTAGGTATCCGAAGCCTCGCCGTCCTCCAACTATTATCAAAAAAATCATTAACATCTTGCGGGCATTTCTCACCAAGTTCTGCCGCAAGCAGTGCTTTAAATGTTAAACAGTCTTCCGTACACCCCGAATATATTAGTAAATCCGATGGACAACCTGTGAGTACGGTATATTCAAATGTGCAACCAGAAGGACACCCACTAAGAGTTAAATAATTTAAAAAGCATTCATAATTGCAACCAGTGAGGCCGTAATATTCAAGTGTGCAACCAGAGGAACATCCAGTTAATGTAACGTATTCACCAGGGCATCCAGAGGAACCAAGATAGTCTAAAGAACACCCTGAAAGTTCAAAATATAATTTGTCATCCGTAAGTGGGTTTATGTCAAGCTCAATTTGACGATAAACGCCGTCAGCACTTCTAACTTCACTGTATAAACGTAATTGGTCAAGAAGTTGAACTACTGTTTCTTGAGTGTGATTCTGAAAATAATTTAAAAAGAGTGTGCAATCAATTGAGAACCTATAATCAAACTCTACATAATAATCACAATTTGTTGTGCCACTATTTTCAAAATAGAATGTGTTTTCGCCGTCCAACTCAAACAATATCTCTGCTTTATTACATTCGCAAGAGCCATCGTCAATTCCAGCAAGTGGATTATAATTATCGGCATCTGGGTTAGTACATCCGCTCACAAATATACAAGAACCATCATTAAAATTTGCGTTCGGATTGTAATTACTTGCATAAGGATTGGTACAACCTAACACAAATGTATTAACTGGCGTGTAAACGCAGGAACCATCATCTTGTGTAGCAAGTGGATTATAATTGGCAGCATTAGGGTCTGTACAACCAAGTAGCGGCGGAAATACACAACTGCCATCATCTATGGTTGCACAAGGATTATAATTTTCTGCATTTGGATTGGTGCAACCATATATACTCCCGCCAATCGTAAAAGACCCTGAACAACTATACTTTTCTTCGTCTTTCCCCAAGGGTGTGAGTGTACAAGGGAGGTCATCGAAGTTTAAAGTTTTTGCGTAAACACATGTGCCACTGTTTAAGAGAATTGAAAAAGAAGCACTTTTTTGATTAAAGAACGCCGAGTCATCGAGATTGAAACTCGCACTTGTTGCATTTTGGGTTACGAGGGTATAATTGGTAACATTGTTATTTAGGTCAGTAACCTGAAGAGTAGCCTGAATAGGACTGGTAGAGGTTCCACTGACAACATTTATTTGTGCTATGGAGCGGTCAAATGTACTACCAGTTGTTCCAACATACCGTATAGATTCTTTAATTACATTTAATTCTATTACAGGGCAATCACATGTGCAACTTCCATCATCTTGTGTTGCAAGGGGATTATAATTGGTTGAATTTGGGTTAGTACATCCTAAAATCGGGTCTCCAGTTCCAGTTAGAAAATACTCTGGGAAGCAAGCTTCCAAGAGGTGTGGGTTGGACGGCGAATGATTTTCCCCATAACCGCTATAACAATTAAAATCATCATAATTTACCTGAATGTTTTTAGTATAGAGACATTCACCATCGTTTAATGACAACTCAAAAGTTAAATCGTTAGAAGTATAAAAGGCATTTAAAGGTATGTTGAAAGTGCAAACCAAAAAAGAGCCTGTTGGATTATACGCTGGATATACAACCTCGTTACCAGAAAAATCTCTTATTGTGAGGCTCCCCTGCAATGGCGAAGAAGTTGTTCCAGAAACGACTTCTACAATGGCTGTTGAATTATAGTTGTAAACCCCATTGTAAAATTCGTAAGAACGATTTAATGCTATTCTAATTGTAGGACAAGCCATTTTTTATGCTGTTAAAATATTATTGTAAGTGTCAACACTGTTATTACCCAACAATGTACAATCAACTGTTAAACTATAAGTATCTGTATATCTGCAACCGTTAGTCAAGGTTATTACAACATCCACATTCAAGACCATTACACCCACGGCAGAACCGAAGTTAACTGTAAGTTTCTTGGCACCGTTTTGGCTTTGGAAAACTTCTGTAACTGGATCCCCAAGCAGCGTTCCACCAGAAGCACCTTTCGTGATTGTCATAACCACTGTGTTAACGTCAACACCACTTGGAACGTTATCTAAATTATAAGTTACATTTAGATTAACAGCGGTTTTAATTCTGTTAGCCGTACATTCACCAGTCGAAGAGAAATCAAGCGGGTCGCAAGGATTTGGAACGGGGCAATCAATTGTTTTAGTGATGATACCACTGGTACAACCAAGTGCATCTATTACTTCTGTTGCAATAATGTCTCCGTTTGGAAGTATGTCTCCGTTAAGGCTTCCATGTATAATATAAGGCGGCGTTCCACCACTGACTGCCACGATAACTGAAGCATTGTTTGTTGGCACACCATTATCATCTGTTAAACAGAGATAATCGAGATTTACCAATATTGGGTTGTTCTCACAAATAGGGTTATAACAGAGTGTTGTGCCTGTAGTGATTAAAGATTGACAACCTATGCTATCTATAGCGAGGGTGCTAAAGGGTGTGTTAGACGGCAAAATAAGGCCATCTGTTGCACCCGAAATAGTATATGGTGGCTTACCACCGTAAGCATTTATGTGCAACTTAACCAATTCATAGCCCACACATTCCTGCCAAACATCCAGAATGGGTTTTGTGCATCCACTATAAAGGTCTATCGGGTCAAGAGCAATTTGAAGCGCCTTGTCTTCTGTTTCAATTAAGCAACCACATTCATCGTAAACAGGTGTTTTAAGTACGTCATCTACGATACCACTTTGAGTTACATAACATGAACTACTAAGAATTTCATAATCAAAGGTAGTTCCAGTTGATTCAAAAGTCTTTTCGTAAATTGACGTTTGGGTTATAATTTGATTTACAAGGCTTTTATATTTTCCGTTGAGGTTTTCATCCAATATATAAAACTGCGACCAGTAGTTACTGTCTTCAAAAATAAAATCCTCTCTATATTTGGGATAACCATCTTCATCCACAGAAAGATTGGAGAAGTCTGGGGTTCCATAAATGATGGTTAGATATTTTTGTAAAAGCTCTATATTCAATGGCTGGTCAACTTTTCTCACATATTGTTTGAAGTTAACCAAATCCAAAGGAATGTTCAAGTAATTAAATATAAATTCAACTGCTGCTTTTGTTCCTTTTGATTTGACAAGCCATGTCAAAACAAGACCCAACTCCCTCTTCTTTTGGGTACTTAGTTTTGTATCTATATTAAAGCCATGTGAAGATAGAAAGACATCAACTATTTCGACTGGCATATTATCCTCGCCATTATAGGTAAGGATGTTTATATTTTTTAAGGCGTTGATGAACTTATATTGTTCATCAAAACCAAAAGCAAACGTAGAAAGAAGAACATCGAGTTTATCACCTTGGTTTTCTACTGATTCCAGTGAATCAAAAACTGGAAGCATTAAATCTGGCGACACATATTTGCGAAGAACAAGATTGGTATTTTTATCATCTTGCTTCTTCGCGTATTTAAGCATCTCATCTTTGAATGTATCAAAGCGAGATGTTGAAAAATCAACATTGTATTTATCTGTCTTTGGGAATATGATAGTTAATTCATATTCTAAAAGATAGTTCTGACCTGTAATTACTGTGTCATCAAATACTAAATAATAACCATCACTCCTTTCGTTTCTTGAAAGAATTGATACAAATAAAGGAGCGTTCTGCTTATATGTATTTTTTAGTTGGGTGGACGGCGTTATATAACAAAGTTGGCTATGGTTGCCATTATCGAATGGTCTCCCCTTAACTTCAACAGATAAAAAGGCATTGTTTAATTTTGTAGAACCTTCGTAATTTGTTATAGGATATTGAACGCCATTTAATTCAAAGAAATAATCAGAAAAGGAATCCTTGAGGTTTCGGTGGACGGCGAATTTTTCTCTGTTTGGAAGGTCAACAGAGAGATAGTTTATATCCAAAGGATTAAAGACAAAGTTGCTATTGATAACAAAAGAACTTTTGTCTGTTATAGGATTATAGGAAACGTTTAATATATTAAACCCTTGCTTTCCAAGTACATTGTCTTCTATTAACAAGGTGGCTGGAAAGTTATAATAAATGTAATCCAAAGCCTGAAGCACATTTCTTTCAACGGAACCATATTTCAAAAAAGATGTAATCTTTTTTTGATTTACCTGAAGAGTTACATTTTTTAGTGCTTGGGTGGACGGCGAAGTTGTACCAGAAAGAAAGGCAATATCATCCAAAGTATATGAAATAATATTTTGGAAGACATTGTAAGTATTGGTAGTTTTCGATGAATCTAAATTCGTAGTAACCGAAAAATCCCCTATTTGCACCAGTGATGAAACAAATGGCGTAGAGGTACTTGTTTTGTGTTGGTCATACGGAATATAGATATATTTCATCCTTAGCCTGTTATGGTGTTAAAATCTTGTGTAAAGTCAATATCAGTCCTCTCTTCTTTTACTTCATAAAGCGCATCATTCGTAAAGGAATCTTTGATAACATATTCATTGAACTGCTTATAAATTTCATTATCGTTATTGTAATAGGTTCTTGTTCCAGAAGAAATCTGTTTTACCTGATTACCAAAGATACCAATAGCCAATGTATCAAAGTCGTTTTCAACCATTTCTATTTCCAATGCCACTGGATCGAAGAATGTATTTGAAAGGATTATTTGTTGATTTGGAATACCGATGTAAGGATATACATTCGGTTTTAAATTGAAGGCTGTGGACGGCGTAACAGTGCAAAAAAGTAATGTAGAATTATCATTTAAACGATATTTAACAGACTTTTGTGTTGTACTGGTAAGATTGTCACTGATTGGCTCTACTCTAAAACAAGAGGTAATTATTCTGTAAATGTTTTGTATCTTCTTTTCAGCTACGTTCGTAGAAGTATTAATGTATTCGACCCTGTAACCTATAAGTCCGTTGTTTTCAAAACGGAAAAGGTCTTCTGCTGGAACAGTGTTAAGGTCTATAACAATACCTTTAATATCTGGCTTTGCTGCCAAGATACCACAATCAAAAATGCGGAGGCTTATTTCTTTTGGTCTAAGATAGACTGTGTAAATCCCTAATTGATTAAACGTAGTTGTTGGGAGGCGCAAATTATAAAGACCCCCCAAGATTCTATTTGTTTGTTCTGGGTGGTCGAGTTTGAATAGAATTTCCGAAGGATTCAACCTAAATACCTGTGTTGGTTGAACTGTTCTGTCTTTTATGTAAGTATAAAACGATTCAACATCTTTCGTGGGGTCTATATCCGCTGGCCTAATATTTCCAAATGTTCCTGTTGCCATTTATGATAAATTAAAATAATTGTTCCTGTATGTTATAAGGTCGGTAAGATTATTTACCTCCCCTAAAATATAGTGGTTTTCAAAGACATTATATCCACCCCTATCTATATTTATTTCATTTTGAATTTCAGCTACCTCCGTAATGCCAAATAACATGTCATCCTTCACTAATTGCCTTAATTCTACATTATTCGCCGTCCAACCCTGCCCTTTCACTTCAAAATTTACGAGATTTATTTCAATAAAGCTTTTGGTTTTATTATCATAGACAAGTCTCTTTTCTACAAGTGATTCAAAATATTTAACACCAGTGTTAGGTACATACCCATTTTGGTCTTCTGCGTTTATCACATAAGTCAAACTAACAGGAGTTCTTGAAAGAAATCCTGTAAAGCTACCATCAACGTCATCATAGTCAAAATTTACCTGTGGATTACCATAAAAATCTATTTCGTTTACTCTGGATTCTGTTTGACCTGTAACGAAATAATAATCTGTCGTAAGGTAATTTTCTAAAGGGATTCCAGGCTTCCTTACAAAAATATCATAAGGTTCATTTAATATAATACCAGAAGGAATAAAATCTTCATCATCATAAGAACCTATATCCAAGCCGTTTGTGGTTAGTTGGACGGCGAAATTCAAATGAGTGGCTTTTAATTTACCATAATTCAGGTTCGGGTTATACTTTCCTTCGTGGTTTATAGTCACAGGGGGGTCACAATCACACTCATCTTGTGTAAGCGTAATATTAATTGGGTCTTCAATAACCCCATTGGAAAAGTCAAATAAACTATCCCTCAAAACTTTTCTATATATTAAGCGCATACAAATCTATATTTAAAGCGTTGGGTGTGTATTGTACCGTTCTGTTTGAGGTGTCAACCAAAAAAGAGTTTCCAGAAAAGTTCGCCGTTATATATTCGTCCTCTTCTACAACAGTATTAGCAAAAAGATTTTTTTGCGGGTATAAAACATAGGAAGTTCCGTTTAAAGCATTGTTAAATCTAAAATTACAAAACAAAGAAAAAGGCGTTTGAAATTCATTATTTTTTAAATAAACAAAATACCCTTCAGTCTCATTATTGAAAAGTTTAGGGTTTTTGATGTTAAAGATTAATTCCGCTTCATCTGCTTTTTTTATACTTTGATTCACTGTGTCAAAAAGATTAATCCTTTGAACAAACAAGTCAATGACGAATACAGGCTCTTGTTTGAATTTATCATTAGACGTATAAAACGTCAAATTAAGATAAGAAAATTGTAATCTATTATAAAAAAACTTCAAATCATCGTCGGTAAATCCGAGGTCAGCAAAAGACATTTGTTCATTTTCTGCTTTAAAAACTCGAATGAAAACTTCATCTGCCAAAGCAGGATAGTATTTTGATACTTCGTAATCTTCTTCAGGTGGTAAATAGTTTTTTAATTGGTCTTCTATATAAAAATCTCTAATAGCTTCGTCTTTATCTGCCACATCAAATTGCGTAGAAAGCGGAATATTAATATTTGAATCACCTATTTTAAAACTATACTTTAGCATATTTTATCCACTGAAACTATTTTATTTAACCCTGTGTCAATACATTTACCATCTATTAAAGGATAATTACCCGTGAGATAATATATTTGACAAGGGTCTTGCCTCCTAATAAAGACATTAAATTTATTATATACGTAATGGTGTTTATTAAGATAAGGAAGAAGTAACTGCTCTACATCTCTCCAGTATTTTAATCCGTTTAATTCCACTGCATAATCTGGTGCTTCTTCTACTCCATCCTCTTTTGAGATAACATCAGAAAAAGTTTTAATTTTAGCCAAGTAGTGTGGCTTGTAATAATACGACTCATAAAATTCATTTTGTAATCTGTCTTTGGTGTTGAATATGTGGACGGCGAAATTAAGCTCCGTTTCAAGAAGCGTTTTAATATTATATTCAACAATATTACCAAAGAAATATTCAGAAGTATCTGCTATTACTTCTATTGGTTGAAGTATCCCACCTTCATATAGAAGGTTGTAATCATAATTAATATTAGAGTAATATAAGTTAGAACCAACAAGTGTTTTACCCCAAAAGTCGTTATCCGTATTTTTTACTACTGAAACATATAGTTCAGTTATCGGCCTATTAAGATGGTCTCTAAGGTCTTTTACGTCAATTGTATTAGGGTAGATGAAAGAATAGTCGTTATCATAAAAAACATTACCAGCAAACGAGGTTTTGAAAATATCACTATCATTCACCGTAGTAATCTTTTTATACCACCTTGAATAATATTCCGACTCATAATCACCTACCAATTTTTTAAACCGATACTTTTTAGTAAAAAGGTCAGGAATAAAAGAAGCCTTCTCATCTATAAAAAACACATTCTTTTTATATACGTTATCCACAGTCCCAAGTTGATAAACCGTTGCCGTTTTAACAAAGCCATCAACATTATAAATGTTCAATCTGTCACCAATAGAAAGATTATGCCCAAGAGGACAAATAAAAAAAGAAACTTGTTTGCCATTTACTTCTGCATCTCCACCTGCCATTATAGCAAGGCCATCCTTTATATCAATATCATTAAAAAGTATTGGTTTGAGATTTTTTGCAAAAGGGTATGTAATAAAGGTACTCCATTCAGCATTTTTTGTAAGGTCAAATCTTGAGCGAACAGGTTCTAATTCAGTTCTTTCGCAAGGTTTTAATGTGCTGTTGGGGTCAATATAGTAAAAAAAACCACCTTGTTCTTTTAAAACATCGTCCAACTCAAATTCATAGTCATTTAAGCTTTCATCAAAATTTCTAACGTTTTCAACGCCTTCATATCCTTGAACACCCGTATAATTGCAAAGAACATTAGTGCCAACAAGGTTGATATTACCATAGACCCTATACTTTGTAGAGGCAGCCCTTTCTTGAAGATATACTTCATAAGCAGAAATATTCTTTTGAAATTGTTCCAAAGGTGTTAAAGATGATGACTGTTTAAGGTCAACAACTTTAAAAACATCTTGGTCGGGAGATAATAACGACCTTTCAGAAGGCTTTAATATTCTATCCATTAATCACAGTCATTAAAATAATTTTTCATTAACGTATCGTAAGCGTTTTTTCCCTTACTGGTTCCAAAATAAAAATAATATGGATGAATACGTTTATATGGTTCTGAATTGCTGGTACATTCTCTGCAAAGGTCATAAACAAAGTCAGCAACCTCTTCTATGGTATTTGGGTCATCATCATCAACTTCTTTAAAATAAGAGGAACTTGAAGCGTTGTTCACATAACTATCGTAAATAAAATTATTGCCAAAGTATTTCCAGTTTTTGCAAAGATATTCTCTTAAAGCAGTATCGGTTCTGGAAAAAGCAACAGCTTCAGTTTTACCTCCCGTATTAGTATCGTACTCTGGAAGATTTTCAAAGGAACCTGATAATTGATAGCCGTAGAAGGGGGAGTATTGTTCGACGGCGATTTGGTTCATTAGTTGGATGACATTTCTATTATACTTTCCAAAACTTAATGATTCCACATTGAATAATATATCACCTTCATTGTTTTCGGTGAAGGTGGACGGCGAAAGCTGTTTTATAATATAAGGTTTTCCATCTACATCACAAGACACAGAAGAGCCAAGTTCCATTAAGTTTGTGGCAAACATTAAAGCACTTTTATCTTCTGGAAATAAAGCTGGAGCAGAAGGGTTGTTTGGGTTTACATCGTTTCTTGCAATATAGTAATAGAACTCATCGTATTTGTAAATAAAGCCTTTATCAACAGTTTTTATTTTTCCTCCATCAGTTGGCTTAAATTCTTTATTCTCCATGATGGAAGAATTGTAACACCTGTTTTTATCATTTATTTTATTAGATGGTGCTTGATTTTTCGGACGGCAATCGTAGTCACAATATCTTTCCCATTCCTTTTGTCCGTTTTTGAATTTTACTTTATAACTAAATCTCGGTGCATATAAAGCGCCAGAAACCCAATCGTTGTAAAACTGATATTTTACCAAACCAAGTGCCTCTAAAAGTAGATTTCTAATACAATCTTCCCAAGGTTCTGGTTCCAAATCTTCTCCGTTACAAGGAAGTTTTATAGGTGTAAGACCAACAAGACCAGCTATTTTGTTGATGATTTTTGAAACAGTTGATATAATTGTTATGAAAAGATTAAGAAAAACAAAAAGAAAAGCAAATGGGAAGGCAAGAGAAAATCTACTGATTAAGAATAAACTGTTAAAATTAAGAAGTGAAAGTGTGTATATCCTATTATATGGAAACGAATATGTTCCATCACATATTTTAACGTCTTTTATACCAATAAAATTATTGTCATCTTCATCTGCTTTCTTACTATATCTTGGAATATATTGTGATACAGTATATAATTTCTTCCATTCAAGCTCAAATAAATCTTTATCTTTCGTATCTGCCCCAAATTCAAAATCATTATAAAGATTTGGAACCAAGAAACTACCACTTCTGGTTGTGCCTTTGAAAAAACTGTAATTGAAATTCTCTGAATTTATCCTGAATCTTGCTCTTGTTCTGGTTGGAACTCCAACATTTGGGTCTTGGCTTGCAACTATATCTCCATTTTCTGTTGTAATGACCTTGTTCAAATTCATTGGAACCAAGACATTGAAATTACCTTCGTTATCTACTGGAGCATTTAGAGGGTAATATTCCAAGCCGTCTATATAGTCAGAAACCTTTCTAATCATTTCTATATTTCCAGCAGATGGTTTAAGTGAACAATTATCACCCATTTCGTTAGAGGGTTTACACTTCTTTGTTACACTTTTTCCGTCCGTATCTGTAAAAATAGAACCAAAGAAAACAGCATGTGGAGTAAGATTGACGGGTAGATTAAAATTCAATTGAGTTATACCCACCGTATTGGTTAAAACGTCACCCCAGAAAGGTATAACTTCCACCGCTTGATTGGCACTTTGTATGTGTGGAAGCGTATCCAAATCTTTAGAAAACTTGAACCTGTTATTTGAATCAAAATAATTGGGGGAGGATCCTTGAGCGATTAAGTCATAAGGTCGAAGTGAAACAAAACCAATATCGCTAAGGTCAACGTCCATGTGAACTTGTTGGTTTCCAATAGGAACCCCAACAATCATATAATCACCGCTTCCATTGGTTATTGCATTGTATTTATAATACTTTTCATAAACTTCAATCCAAACATCATTGTCTAAAAGTTCATTCTTATTAGGGAAGGTTCCAATAGGAACATGGCATTTATTTTGTTTTTCTTTTGGAAGAAGGTTATACCTCACACCTTCTTTATCTTTGTCAAAAGGTGTTTTGAAGTTATAATATTCTTTTAGAAAGACGTTATCATTATCTTCATCAGTAATCGGAATAAACACAGATACCTTGGCATTTGGAATACCAAATCCGCCGTTCGTAGAGACTCTGCCAACCAATACCCCATAGTTTGCATTGTGAAGTTTATAAACCTCATCTGAAGTAAACTTTAGAGATAAAACTTCCAAAAAATCAAAACTTTGAGGTAGATTAATAGAAAGGTTGGCGTTGTTAGCAGTTAAGTCTGCTTTTATCCTGATTGAATCACTCATTAGTCAAATATAAAATAATGTCAATATTTTTAAAAAACAAAGTTGATTTTTATATCAACATTTGGATTCTTAATCTCGTAAATTTCATCATAATTCACAAATAACGTTTGATGCGCACTAAGGTCTATTTGTTTGGTAGTTGCATCTAAAAATGGCATAGTTGTTTGGTTAACAGAATAGTTTCCTCCCACTTTATTAAAAATCTTTATCTGTGTTACGTTTAGAACATTACCTATATTATTTAAAGACTCTATAAGGCTTGCAAGGTAGATATTATTACCAAAGTACATTTGACTATTAAAGAAGTCGGTTATTTGTTGGACGGCGGTTTTAAGAATTTCCACCCTGTCAGAAAGTTTGTTAATATAGAGTGTGGCTTCAACCCCGATGTTAATAATTTTTCCATCACGAACCAATATGTAATCATTTAAGCTCTTGTATTTTGAAAGATATTCTGCTATGTTTGTTTTTAAAGTTGTTGTAGAATTATTTGTAAGTTTTGAATTTTCATCTATTCCACAAATAACAACTTCTATTTTATTATCATTTTTTGCAACGGCTGTTCTGTAAGGAGAACCATAG